ATGGGGAAACATACTCACTCAAATTCCGATAATAACTATCATCACGACGAAGAGAAAAAGCAATTAGAGTACATACAAGAAATACGAAAGAAACTACCCTTAATATTAGAAAACCCCATTATTCAAGAGTTTTTAAAAGATAAAAAGCATGAAGAAATAATGAAAGAAGCTTTTAAAAACCCTTCTCAAAAAAACATCAATTTACTTAATCAAACATCAAAAGAATTTTATAGAATAAATCGTGTTCTGAGGTATTGCTCTGTTTTAATTCGTGGACGTGCTATTGATTTCGATAAGAGACAGAGAAACAGAAATAAAAAACAAATGCTAATTTTTGATAAGAATGCTTTAGAAGGAGATTTTTCTGCAATTGAAACAATTGGGAGTTTGCAAGATTGCGAAGCAGAAAGACCTGAGACAGTTGTTATTGAAGGAGTGGGGAAAGGAAATGTTATTCCTGTAGAAAACGAGAAATTGGATAAAGCGATGCGTGCATTGACGGATAAGCAACGAATGATTCTCTACTACCGTTATGAAAAGATGCTTACAAATAGGCAGATTGCTGAAATATTGGGAGAAACAGAACAAAACGTAGGTTACTGGGTCAAAAAAACATTAAAACAGCTAAAGGATTCGCTGTAATGAAAGATCATTAAAATAAATGAGTTATAAGATGGAGACATGCTTCTAAAGGATAATTAAATATAAAGGAGAGAGATGTTTATGTCCGTAGAAAATATTCAAAAGCAAGCAGAGGTACAAGCTATTATCGATCAGTTAGAGTTAAAAATATTGAAACATGTTCAACAAACTATTTTTAAAGAAAGAGAAGATTTAATGCAAGAATTAAAGATGGTAATTGTTGAAAAAGCCTATAAAATGTTAGATGAAGAGCCACCAGGATTCTTCGAATTTATTGAACGAGAAATCTTTAAAAAGGAAGTAATTATATAATAAAGAACAACTCTATACATGATTGATCCGGATGGATATTGATTTATGTAAATATAAAAAATGACACTATCCAATTGATAGTGTCATTTCTGCTCTAAAGGAAATGGAAACATTTTGACCCAAACAATAAAACTGACCTTTTATGAACGTCTATATATTTAAAGAGGATATTGGGGGAAGTAGATATGAAAAAAGAGCAATTAGTTAGGGAAGCAGTAAAATTGAGTTTGAAGCATGGGGCTCCGATTAAAGCAGAAGATATTTTTAAAATATGTTTAGATGAATCTTATAAGAAAAACCAAATACATAAAAAAGAAGACTGTTATGTAAAGTAGTCTTCTTTGATTAGCCATTCTTTTTATTTTGCATATAAGTAACATACATCTCTAATTGTTCCCAGGCTTTCTTTCTCTCATCTTCTGGAAGACTTTCAATTAAAGCCATTATGTTCTTACCTTCTTCAGTAACAATCTTGTTTTCTTCTTCGCTCAATTCAGGATCTTCTGATCTTCCTAACAAATAATCTGTAGTTACATTGAAATAATCAGCAATTTTTTCTAATGATTCTCGCCCAGGTGACTTTTTTCCCTTTTCAAAATAAGAAATAGCCATTTTAGATACACCAATAGCATTACCAAGTTGCTCTTGCGTTATCTTATTATTTTTCCTAAGTTCTTTAATCTTTTCCCCAATCAATATTAGCGCCCCCTTTTATAAAGTGTTTGCGATAAATAAAGTATAAAGTAAACATAGTGTTTACCACAAGTTGAAAATCAGTATAGTTTTTTTGAAAAATCACTTGAAATAAACCTTAAGTTTACTTATAATGAAATTACAGGCAACGAAGGGAGGAAATAACTTGCATCAGTTAAAACAAAAACGACTAGAAAAAGGAATGTCTTGCCAAGACGTTGCCAATAAAGTCGGAATCACTAAAATGCACTACTGGTATATCGAAAACAACAAAAGAACATTAAAAATAGATTTAGCGCTAAAAATCGCAATAGCTCTTGAGGAAAATCCTAAAGAACTTTTTTTTAGCAATTAAAGTAAACCTAAGGTTTATATAATGAAGAGGAGTAAACCAAATGGATGAACTCAAAAAATTCTCACACAGTATGTTCGGAAACTTAGGAATTCTTATTAAAGATGGAAAAGAATACTTTCCAGCAACAGATGTCGCTAAAGCGTTAGGTTATTCAAATCCACACAAAGCAATTAAAGATCATTGTAAATCTGAAGGGGTGAACGAAACGTTAGTCCCTACTAATAGTGGAAAACAAAGAAAAAAGTTCATTAATGAATCCAATTTATATCGCTTAATCGTTAAATCAAAACTTCCACAAGCGGAACAATTTGAAAAATGGGTATTCGAAGAGGTTCTCCCAACAATCCGCAAACATGGAGCGTACATGACAGAACAAGCGTTAGAAAAAGCGGTAACTGATCCGGACTTCATGATTGGTCTTCTCATTAAATTAAAAGAAGAGAGAGAAAAACTTGCAGTAGCACAACAACAAATCGTACAGCAACAACCGCTAGTAATATTCGCTGAAGCGTGTATGCAATCAAATGAATCTCTGAAAGTAAGTGAAGTTGCTAAATTGGCAGCTAAACACAATATCAAAATCGGGCAACGTCAGTTATTCGCAAAACTTAGAGAATGGAATTTAATGTTCAAACGTTCTACTGAACCAACTCAATCAGCAGTTGAAAAAGGATATTTTGAAATCGCACAAGGTGTTAAACAGAAGCCAAGCGGAGAACCATTCACATGGACAACAACATACGTAACACCAAAAGGACAAGCCTACATCATAGATCGACTGAAGAAAGAACAGGAGGCGGTGTAGATGCAAGAAGAAAGCATGTTTTCTTTATGTATGGTTGCTGTATTTTTCGCAGCGTTAGGCGGATTCGCTTATGTGATGGAACGTATAGATAAAAGGTTTATGAAGGGTGAAAAGTGATGGATAAACAACAGCGAGATGAATACGAACAAAAGAAACTCTTGTGGATTATAAAAGATTTAAGAGCTAAAGGGATACATAACAGCGCAGATAAGGTTGAGGAAATGCATAAGGAGTTTATAACTCTAGCTAAATGATAAAAGCCCTGCAGGGGTTGCAGGGCAAGACTAAGGGTATTGAAGAATTGTCGATTCTAAAAGTAAAGGACTTCTTGGAATGTAATAAGTTTAACACACATTTCATTAAATTTTTATATAAAGATTTTACGAATTTATGAACATGGGCAAGCGCTAACTTGTCGTAATATTTGGTTATTTAAAGGAGGAATGCGGAAATGATTGAAAATCCAATGTTAATAGGAAATTATCATGATTCATCAGCAAGAGACTTCATGGATTACTGTCACGGATGTGGCGGAGAAATCTTTTACGGAGAAGGATACCTTGATTTCAGTGGTGATCCAATTCATACAGAATTAGAGTGTATTAAGCAATATGTTGAGGAACATTCAATGAAGAAAGTAGCGGGTGAATGATATGGGCCTACAAAACAAAATTGAAGCTGAAATTCAAATTATGAAGAGTTTAGTTGAACGATATAAGAAAAGTAAAGAACCTAACGCTGTATCAATGGTTGTGGCTTATGAATACGGGTTACAGGTACTTACTGAAGTGTATGAAGCCAGTAAACAAACAGAAGTAGCACCATTTTAAAAGAGAGGGAGATTCATATGACAACTGAAAATTACTTTTCTAAATTGGCTCAAATAGATTGTTTGGAACATGTCGAAAAGAAAGGCCGCTTTAATTACTTATCATGGGCTTGGGCAGTTAAAAAACTTCGTGAAGTAGATTCAACAGCAACATGGGAAGTAAAGCGATTCGATGGGGCGCCTTATCTTAAAACAGATTGTGGTTATTTTGTAGAGGTTGAAGTAACTGTACAAGGATTACCACTAAGCCAGATTCACCCAATACTTAACAATCAAAATAAACCAATTGCTGAGCCAAATAGCTTTGATATTAACACAAGTATTCAGCGTTGCTTAGTGAAAGCAATTGCACTTCACGGGTTAGGATTATACATCTATGCGGGCGAAGACCTACCGGAAGTACAAGAAGAAATGATTACTGCTCAACAAGTTGGTGCAATCAAATTAAACATTAAAAAGTTGGCCACTCTTCGAAAAGTGGATGAAGACACTATTAAAGGGCATTTAAGCATTAAGGAAGTTCCTGAATTAACGTTAAAGCAAGCTGAAGAGGTAATTAAAAAATCAACGAAATGGGTTAAGCAAGCTGAAAAAGAAATCGCTGAGGCTAAAGAAAAGGTTGAAGTGGTAGAGCAAACAAACTAAGGAGTGAAAAACCTATGTTAGATAAAAATCAATCGAAAGTCGTCCTTCCGGCGTGGGTGAGGAAGGGCGCAAAAAACGAACAAGAAATGAAAGAGAGGGCGATTGAGTACATAACTTCCGATCGCTATCCAGGATATAAAATAATTAAAATTCAGGGCGACATAGCGGTATGCGAAAGGCAGAGTGTGTGATGTTTAAGATACCAGTAAGACGCGGAACAATGGCAGAAATGTTGAAGGCGGTTCGCGATTTAGAAAATCGAGGTTATGACTATGTAACTCCTATTAAGAGAGTGTATAGGGCAGAAAAAACATTTTATAACGATGGGAAATTCAAAGGAAAAGACAAGATTAGGTTTACAGGCATGGACGATCATGTCAGTTACGAATGTTGGATGAAGAAGGTGAACTAGATGGCAGATGTTAAATGGATTAAACTCTCTACTAGTATGTTTGAAGATGAAAAGATTCGATTAATTGAAAGCTTACCAGATGCGGACACACTACTAATTATTTGGATTAAATTGTTGTCTCAAGCAGGTAGAACGAATGCCAATGGTTACATTTTCTTGAGTGAAAACATTCCTTTTACAGAGGAAATGCTATCTACACTTTTTAATAGACCGATAGCAACTGTAAGACTTGCCCTACAAACGTTCAAACAGTTCGGAATGATAGACATCACTGATGAACAATACATTTGTATTTCGAATTGGGAAAAGCATCAAAACGTTGATGGACTAGAGAAAATACGTGAACAAAACCGATTACGTAAGCAAAAACAAAGAGAGAAACTTAGGTTAGAGACGTCACGTGACAGTCACGGGACAGTCACTCAGAGTCACGCAACAGATATAGAAGAAGATAAAGAATTAGATATAGATAAAGAAAAAGATAAAAAGAAGAAAGAAAAACATTCCCGTCACAAGTTTGAAACTTGCGACACCAACGGGGCTAAGTATCTATTTGAAAAAATTAAGGGTAATAACCCTAAACAAAAAGAACCTAACTTCGATTCTTGGGCTAACGACTTTAGATTAATGCGTGAAAAGGATAATCGTGAATTACAAGAGATTAAGGATGTTATTGATTGGTGCCAAGCTGATCCATTCTGGCAAGGTAACATTTTATCTCCTAAAAAGCTACGTGAGAAGTTCGATCAACTAACTATTCAAATGAATTCTAAAAAAGGAGCGAAAAACAATGCAGAGAGCGGCGGCAGCAATACCAACAGATATAGCCAAAAAGGTGAATATGACTATGGATTCTGATGTGTGTGATACGCATGGCATGAATAAGATGAAGTTCAGCGGACAAGTTGTTTGCCCTCGATGCTTCCTCGAAAACGAAAGTAAAAAGCTTCAGCAGCAAGAGCAAGCAAAATACGATGCGGATAAAGCGAATGAGAAGAAGTTCATGTTCCACCAACAGAGCATGATTGCCGATAGCAACATTAAGAAGGCTAACTTTGATAATTACCAACCTACTAGCGATGAAGGAGCAAAAAACCTTGAACTTGCAAAAGTCATCGCAACTGATTATCTCAATGGGAAAGTGTTTAACGCGATTATGGCCGGAAATTGTGGAGCTGGAAAAACGCATCTTGCTTACGCTATAGCGGATCAACTCGCAGGAGCAGGAAAGTCAGTTGTCTTTGTCACAGTGGGCGAATTGCTACGAAAGATTAAAAGTACGTTCAATAAAGATTCTTCCTTAACTGAGGATGCGATTATACAGAGCTTAGTAAGAGCAGAAGTATTAATAGTCGATGATTTAGGAGCAGAGTTAGGTGCATTAGATACCAATACCAAAGCAACAAACTTCATTAATAGGGTGTTATTTGATGTTTTCGATGGAAGGCAAGGTAAATCTACTATCTTCACAACGAACCTTACAGGAGAGCGTTTAGAGGGTGCATATGATGAGCGGATTGTATCACGTATCTTCAATAAATTTAGGGCGCTAGTTTTCAAAGATACAAAGGATTACAGAAGGAAAGCACTACCATTCTAAGGGGGAATTAAGATGTGTGCATGTAACGGAACTGGAGTAATTCAAAATGATATTGGAATGGGTATGTATCAATTTGGACCATGCATTTGCGAAGCAGCAAATCAAACGCATGAAGAAGTGGATAGAAAGCGTCATGCTGTTATGGCGGAGCTAAGAGAGATTCATCAATTACAACTGGAGGGGAAATGGGATGCCGAGACTTGGGACGGATTTGGAAAAGGAGAATTACACAATGGCATTTCAGCAGGGAAAGTACATGAAGAAATCGCGTCATAACTTATATATCGCTCTAGAAGAGTTGGACCTGGTATTTGATGAAAGTGAAGTAATTCGATTACAAGAAATGTGGAGGGAAGACAAAGGAATCCTTGAAATCGCAAAAGAGTTAGGAAGACACCAGTTAGAAATCGCAGCATTAATTATGGATCAGGCCGATAAGAATAAAATCAAATCTCGTCCGATGGGGTTAGGGGCATGAAACAACTAACACTGGAGGATGTTGTAGGCAGTTTTGATTATACGGCAACAAGCAAGGCTGATAGGTTCTTACAGCATAACGTCATAACGTATGAAGTTCACTTTTATGACCAGGACGAGCGACAAAAAATAGACTGGTTCAATGTTGAAACAGAAGACGAAGCATGGAGCATGACGGTGAAAGAACATGGTAAAGGTGTTCAGAAGATTAGGATAACTATTTCTAATCGTACACGAGATGAAATTATGTCACTGGATTAGGAGGGAGCAAATGGAGAAGCCAACATTAAAAGATTATGCAAAGGCTGCTGAAATTGGCGTTAGCAAGAAGAATGTAGATCAACGAATGAGAGAGCTACATTGGAGTTTGGAACGCGCTATAACGACACCAGTCAGTACAAGCTGGGAAGGAAATGAAAAGAATAAAAAGTTACTGAGATTAGCTGAGAAAAATGGCATTAGCGAATCCACCTTTTACAGACGAAAACGTAACGGCATGACGCCATACGATGCAGCGACAAAGCCACCACGTAAGTATAAAAGAAACAAATCAGCTAGGAGGCAACATGAGCGATCAAGACAGGTTAATAGAACGGTTGATTGATAGGCATGTATTTAAATTACCTGATGGCCGTGATTTATATGAAGGGTCATGCGAGGAACTAAGGCAGTTATTGAAAGGAGATGATAAGTAATGCAACCAATGGAGAATGGTGTATTCGAAATCACTAAGTTAATTAGCGAATCAAAGGGAGGTAAGTGATGAAAAAAGAAACCGCGGTGCAGGTGCAAAGTGAACTCGAAGTAATCGAAAGTGAGATTCGTAAGATGGAATATCACTTGGTTGGATTGGATAGCGAGAAGCAGAAAACAAAGCGTTCTTTGGAAGAGCTGAAGAATCGGAAAGAGGAATTGAAAGGTTATTTATAAGGAGCCGAGAAAATGAATTTAAGAGTGAAAATTAAAAGATTGAAAGATGTGGAATTACCGAAATACGCAAGGCCAGGGGATAGTGGTTTTGATCTTGTAGCAGCAGAGGACACGATTATCTGGCCGGGAGAAACAAAGGTTGTACAAACTGGATTGGCTTTTGAGATTCCACCAGGATATGAGCTTCAGGTGAGACCGCGTAGCGGTATGACGCGTAAGACAAAGTTACGAGTGGTACTTGGAACGGTGGATAGTGGATACCGTGGAGAAGTTGGAGTACTAGTTGATAACATCGAAATACCTAAAGCAGCAAACATGCAAGCTAGTGTAATTGAAAAGGGTACTCGTATTGCTCAAGGTGTCATAGCGCCAGTGGAAACAGCTAATTTCGTTGAGGTGGACGAGCTGTCTGAGAGCAAAAGAGGAAGCTGTGGCTTCGGATCAACGGGGATTAAATAAAAAAGGCTCAATTCTCAAAAGGGAGAGAGTTGAGCCTGTGGATGTAATTACTAAGTTATCGGGTTGATGAAAACTAGTAATTAAATAAAATCGCCCTAGGGTTAGGGGGTCTAGGGTTTCAAGACTTGGTATATCTCACACGACATAATAAATAGAATAGAACGTATTGAAGATAACACATGAATGTTTCATAAATGTATCAAAAAAGTGAACAAAAACGTTATTTTAATTGTTGCAGCCCCTTGGAGGGCGCTCCAAGGGGCTAAGAATCGAGAATATTAAACTCTTGTTAATTACATAAGAACTCCCTAAGGAGTATATAGGGAATTTTAACACTTAACTAATAATTTTTACAACTATATATTCAGATTAATATATAAATAAACTATTTATTTATATAAAAAATGGCCCTTACTACTATGCAAGAGCCCCATGAACAAAGAAAAGGTCGTATATGACTCTATATAAGAATCATAATAATATTTTAACACCTTAATATATAGTTGTCTATACATGATTGGCGTAGTAGAGCTAAATGAAATGGACAAGCGATTGTATATGAGGGATTTAATAAAATAGTTATTCGAAAAAAAAGACCTCTTACGGAAAGATAAGAGGTCATCAAAAAAATGTTGTATTTGAAACACATGATGTTTCGTAAAGAGATTATAAAATATATTTATATATTAAGTATATATAGTATAAAGAAAGTAATGAAGATAACACATGAATGTTTCATAAATGTATTAAAAAAGTAATTTTGTAAATCAAGGTAGTCAGCACAGTTAACTAACGGCTTGTTGAAAAAAAGAAGCCCCGCAGAAAATGTTACAGGGCTTCATAAGATTGAGTTATGTCGTACTCACAAGAGATTTTAACATGGATTTAATGGTGAATAAATCGGTAAATGTGTCCAATTGGTCTAGAGCTATTATCTTATACAAAAACGCTATTTTCATAGCTGAGGGGGATGAATGATGGTTATAGAAGCAAAAGTGAAGTTTAAATTGGATGAAGTACAAAAATTACAATTTCAAAATGTAAGAGAAAATGAAGGAGAACAAGAAGCATTTTACTTTCTAGAAGAAGTGATAATGAAAGAAATGGATTTAGCTGAATTTGTGGAGATCGAGTATAAGGATGAAAATAAAATGTTATTTAATACGTAAGGAGTTGTTAAGTGGATGGGACAGTTATCTATGTTTGATATGGATGAAACGAAAATTAAGCTGTATGGAGTATTGGAAGCTAATAACTACCATCACGAGATTAAGAGTTATTACCTACATAACGATTACATGGGTGAGGTTAAGTACTTCTATATAAGGACGACAGACGATACGATTATTGATATGTGTTTAAGTCAGTTCCCTGAAGTATTTGCGGTGTACGAGGGATTCACTGAAGCGCAGATCAAGAAGATATATAAAGGAAGATTACAGTAACAATGCTATTTTATAAAAAAGAGAAGCCCTTAATTAGGTCGCTCCTCTTAGTGCCAATATACAATAACTATTTCATTATAATGTATAAGCGAAAAATATTTAATAATTATCTTCATGGTGAAAATTTCATTTTGTTTTAGTTTAAAATCAAAAAAGAGCACTTTATTAAGTGCTCTCGTGACGAGATCCATTTTGTAACGACTATTTTACAAAGAAAGGAACGCAGAATATTATATGCGCGATCAGTTAATTGAGTGCTTTTTACAAACAAAGAGCAGCTAGCAAAAGCTAACTGCTCAATACAAGGAGATACAGAGAAAATTAAATGGATTTTGGCATACAGCCTATCAACAGTATTGACAGAATATTTATTTTAAATCTAATTTACTTAAAGTAAACATCCCAATAGATAAAATGGCTGCACCTACTGCAGAACCTATCCAGTCTCTCCAGCCTAATGTATTAAAAGATGTATCTGTTAAATCCATAATTAAGAAGATAGCAAACATTAACATACCGAATGCTAAGCATCCCCAGAATGTTTGTAAAGATGTAATCATCTTCTTACGGAGCTTTTTCATGTAAATCATCCTTACTAATATGTTGTATTTTTATAAAAAAATTATTGCATGTATAAAGATTGAAGGTACAGAATATGTAATATTTCATATTAAGATTCAATAAAATCATCCTTTTGTGGTAAGGGGTGATGAAATTGAATAAACAGGAATAGATAATTCCCATTAAAGAGTGGATAAGAGAAATACAAAAGAGCGGCCAGCAAAAGCTAACTGCCCATCTCCAAGGGAGATTATATTTTACAAATTAGATTATGATAGTCGATATTCTCCATATTGACCAGAAAAGAACCAAGAATTCTAGTGAAATTCCAAGTGTTCTTTTCCTAGTTTTTTGAAATTCTTTCACTAAATAGCCGACAGCACTAATTGCTATAAGAATGAAAAGAATAAGTTCAAGTGTAACTGGCATTTAATCTACTCCTAATCCTTTATTTTAATTTAGTATATAACGATTATAAGATATTTTTGTGGATAATGGTGAAAAATTAAACAAAACAATCTCTATATGAAAAAAGGCCCTGTTGTCTCCAACAGGACCTCTTCTAAAATGGCAAAGAGTAACTCTTACCTTACTCTTTGTTTATATACTACAGGAATGTTAATGGAAATCCAAGGCTCCTTATATTGAGAAATAAAGAAGAATCATTTTAAATAATTTTATCATTGTTATAAATAAAGGAGCAGTTAGCCAAAACTAACTGCTCATCTCCAAGGGGGAACAAGGAGAAAATCTAATGTCATATACATTATTGACGGAATATTGAGTTTTATTCAAGGTTGGTTCCAAAAAAATGACATGCCACCAAAATATAAAATGATTAAAAGGACAATTACTATGAAAGCAATTAAAGAAATTTTCTTCCAGGAATTTTTCATTAGTAGACCTCCTTTATGAAGAATATTAACACTTTATAAGAAACTGAACAAAATAATCCTTTTAATAGAAAGTGAGGAATAACAATGGGACTAGGAAACAGAGGTATGCATTTTGAAAAGCTTATCAATCTATCGAATGAAATGTATCAAAGAGGTGGAGTGGCGCTTATAAACAAGCGTCCGACTCCTGTGAAGGTGTTAAAAAGTAAAGGTGGCCGTGTGCTAAATGGATTCTATGAAGCTAAAAGTACAGTAGACTATGACGGCGTGTATAAGGGACGAGCTATCGCATTTGAAGCAAAATCTACAGAGAATGCTACAAGATTTGATTTAAAGAACATTGCGCAGCACCAGTTAGATTACCTGGAGAAGGCAGAGAAGATGGAAGCAATTTGTTTCTTCCTTATAGAGTTCAGTAAGGATAAGTCAATATTTGTAGTACCACTATCAGTCATTCAATCTTACGTAAGGATGTCTCATCAACCGAAGGGCAAGAAGTCTATACCAAGAGCAGACTTTGATATTTATGGGTACTTAGTAGAACAGACAGAACAAGCGCCGATTGATTACTTGCAGTACGTTGATGAAGCAGCAGCTCCAGTTATGTTTGATGGCATGATTCAATTTGATCAGGACCATAAGAAAGTAGCAAATAACATTGAAGCAGCGAAAGAGAAGATGATCAACAAGAAACATAAATTATTAAAGGCTTAATGAATAACGGAACCATGCAGAGTGGGTGGTGGGGCTACTTGCTATGAATGGTTCACTTATTCAACAAAGAGATAATAAAATTTCACGTACCTGATGTGAATGTAAAAACCAAAATTCAGAAATAGGGGGATTCCTTCATGGAGAGACAATTAACATTATTACCAGCTATCGATGATAAGAAAGTACAAAAAGAAGTAGTAAGTGTATTAAAGGAGTACAGAGCACTCAAGATGCGTTTTAGCAATGATGTAGAGCAGGAAGGAATTAGTTTATTCCCTGAGTTGCGTGATTCAAGGAATACGAGTAAATGGAAGGTGCAGCAGGTAGAGAAGGCACTGAACAATTTATTAGATGAGGATGAGCGTAAAATCGTTGAGCGTAAGTTCCTGACGAACGAGAGAGTAAAAGATTCAGATGTATATCACGATCTACTACTCAAGAAGACATATTTTTATGAGAAGAAGCAGAGTGCGGTTAAATTGATTGCTACAGCGCTAGGAATCATCTAAAAATAGCGAACAAAATGCGGTCAAAATGCGAACTTTTTGGGGGACTAAATAAAATGAAAAAAATTATAAATTATATGTACAAGCCCTTTGAAAATCGCATATCGAAGAGGATTAGTACACCTATAAGTGAAACGTTCTTATGCGAGAATGGCACAGTAACGTATACCGCATAGTAGGGCGGGCAAGGCGGTACGAACCCGCGTTAAGACGAAAAGACCAAAGAGTTACTTATAATGACATATTCCAGTGTGGTGGGGTGTGAGATAACTCGCATCCGTCATGCTGTTTCTATTGTATTTATCATTCAGCTTAGAGACTGTCCTGCTCTCTGGGTTGCTAATAAATATATATCTATATCCCTCTGTTATGTCGGTTCTTGAAAATGGAATGGGGGTGGTTGCTCATGATTGAGTGAGTAGCGCTTGCATTGAATTTTTAGAACAACAATGTTTTACCAATTACATCAGTAATTACTCACGATCTTTATTGATGTAGAAAGCAAAGAGCTCTCCACTCTTTGTTTGAGCCTATACAGCGGAAACATTCCCCTTCCGTCCCTCTAGTGTATTGGTTCAAACAAGGCGTCGGAAGAAACACATACGTCTTGATATAAATCCTTTATAATTCAATATTGGTCAGCGAAGGCGAAAATGACATTAAGTAGCCGAAGTATTGAGCTAGCTCTACGGAGTATAAACGAGAAGGTTGAGAGTGATCTTGACCTTGGAAGAGGAACTTCATCTTTTTGTTTTTATTTCTCTCTATTAGATTGGTTAACTAGGGGCAAATTGATAAAATATTTTTTGTATTATTTAATAAAAGTATATATAATTATATTGATGTTTTAATATTAATTAGTTAAAAATGGGGAAAGAAAAATGAAGATTAAATTTGCTGTGGTTAAAGATGAAAATTTTGATTTTACTTTATTAGAAACAAAATTGCTAAAAACTTTTAAAGAAGTGGATAATGTAGCAATAGTTGAAAAGGTTGAAGATAAAATTTTTGAAAAAGATGATGTGCCAACCCATTTAACGGAGATTACTATTAATGTTACAGGAAAGAATATCGGATATAGATCAGTTTCAGCTAGTATATTTATTGTTCTAGAAAGTCTATCAATGAAGCTATTCAATATTAATATTAGTATACATTAAGCATCCATTATGGATGCTTTTTTCTTTGTTATATAAAAATTACATATTAAACATATATTTATACGTTTTGTTCCTACACATTAAGGAATAGTAATAAAAAGATAATACCGATGAAACCGTATAAAAACAAAAAGAATCCTAAGATGGGTAGTTTTTTATGAAAGCCGAGCATGATAAACCTCCTTGGGTATATAAAGGATTATAATATATCGTTGGTCTATTTAGAATAGTAACCATGAATTGGATGGAATTATGGATGATTAAACCAATAGCAATTATCGTAGGCGCTGCCGTGATCTGGTGGTGTCTTCTTCGTTGTTAAGAAAAGATAAGAGGAAAATAAAAAAGAGAGCTAATGCCCTCTTTTTTTGATGTGGTAATTAATCGCAGATTGGTATTCCAAGCACTCTTAGAGCCAATGCTACTTGAAGAGAAATCTCTAATCTAGCAATTTCAATACCAGCTACTGAGAGAACTAAAAAAGGTTGTCCATTTACAAACACAACGCAACTATCCATAGTTACGCCTCCTTTCTAGTAATCTACTATAGTATATGTGTGAATCGTTAATATGTAATAGTTTAATTAACGGATTTAATATAATTGATAGATTAGCCTATTTAAAAAAACAAATGAACATAACGGTTGGAAATTGAGAGATGAGATAGACTTTCAAATTGAAATATAATTACTCTAAAACATAGACTAGTAAACAAGCTGTTTTCACCTTTTATTCATAGAATATGATGAATTCTATTTTTAGAGGAGGGAATCATATCTATGGGATGGAATAATAATTTTGGACATTCTCGAGATTGTAATAGATTTTGGGATGATTTAGTATTTTGCGGATGCGGTCGTAGACGCAGAAGAAACGATTTTAATGACTGTCATTGTAGACGCGATTGCGATTGTGATGAGTGTCGTCGTAGACGTGATCATGACCGCGATCGTGATCATGATCATGGTGAACATCGAGATTGGTAAAATCTTTTGAAAGAGTGCATATCTTAATCGCACTCTTTTTTATTATGTTTTTATTAGTACTTATTAACTCGAAGGATACCGTTTCAATTTGATTGAACATCTAACAAAACAAACGAACACAAGGAATAAAATGATGTCCTAATTAGGTCTACTCTTTTAGGATTTGTTTTGTTCACATTTTAGACATAATTTAAATCCTTGTTTTACAAGTGCTTCATTGTCCTGTTTACATGTACGGAAAAGTAATGGTATTATTGGCTTATAGTTAATTTCCGGATACTTATACGGACGAAGGGGAGACATTAGATGATTCTTGGGTATGCTCGTGTATCTACACAGGAACAAAACTTAGCAAGACAACTCAAACAGTTAAATGATTATGGGTGTGATTATGTATTTGAGGAGAAAACAAGTGGGGTAACAACTGATAGACCAGAATTACTACGCATGTTGGATAATTTACGTGAAAGTGATGTAGTCGTTGTTACTGATTTAACTCGAATTAGTAGGAGTACTCAAGATTTATTCAAGCTTATAGAAACAATTAAAGGAAAAGGTGCATCGATTAAATCGATAAAAGATACTTGGTTAGATACAACAAGTGAAAATCCATACAGCACTTTCCTACTTACTGTCATGGCTGGTGTTAACCAGTTAGAGCGTGACCTAATTCGAATGCGACAAAGAGAGGGTATTGAACTTGCCAAAGAACGTGGTGTTTATAAAGGGCGCCCTAAGAAATATGACGATGATAATCCTAATATGGAACATGCTTTAGATTTGCTTGCGAACCGAGAGACGAATAAGTTTACAGTAAAAAAGATATGTGAAGTTACTGGTGTAAGTCGCACGGTTCTTTATGAAAGAGCGAAAGAAAAGGGAGTTATGTAAATAATAAAGTAGCGAATCCGCTGCTTTATTATTTTATAAAGAAGCATTTTAAACATTTCTTATAGCGTTGAATACTTATGTAAATATGGAAAACAGATTTGGTTCTTGGAATGAGGGATCGATGTGGATATAACACATATTATGGCGAGGATAGTGGTTAATGGGAAAGATCTTCCGTTTACTTCAGTTAGGACAACTGCATGGATTAATGGACCTGCGAATGATTTAATCGTTACGACTAAGCAAAGGGTGGATGAGCTTTATCGGTTTATGTGGTCACGGGTGCCAATTATGCTAACAATGTATTTCCTTCAGGGGGCTGACTTGATGAGATTTGCTAGAGTTGCAGGAGTTGATGAAAGTATAATGGGAGAATATATATATCATTTTATTTGGTGATAAGACAAACCTTAAGTAGCCTAATAGCTGCTTTTTATTTTATAAAGGAAAACCCCCTACCTAGGGGCTAGATGATTTTCTTCATACCACAATGACGGCATTCTCTTAAGAAGATGAAATTTTTAATGGAACTTTTGAATGCGGAATTGCCGCAATTATCACAGCGACCGCTGATTTTATCAGGATGTTCTTCGTATGTGTATATTTTGCTTAAATCGTATTTTTGTTCTGGTTCTTTATTTTCCATTAGTTTCACCTACATATCAATCTGATTTTAAACAACTGAATCATAATAACATGAAGTGTTCACGTAGTGGCTGCTTTTTATTTTGCAAAAAGAACCTGCAAACCTGCAGATTCTCTTGATAATGATTTATGAAGTAAGACCCGAAAATATAATACAATGATTCGAAAATGAGTTCAAGAGTGTTTGGTGATTTAAGCCACTCTATAATCTTTGTTTTTAAGCTTTTTTCTAATATCCATAAATCCTATAATCATTATCGCCATGCATATTAACTTAAGCCAACGAACCTCCTGGTGGTACATTAGCCCAGAGAAGAATTCATAGGCATATAACAAACCGACAATTGGAAATAGCCAAGTCATAAATTTCAAATCTTTTAGATGAAACTTATAATTATTAATTTTTTTCCACATATGTATCAACTCCTATTGTTATGAGGTTCTGTAGTTTTTCTTTTTGAAATCTCGCATGTTGAGGATAAAGAATAGAAGGAAGATAACAGCTCCGATGCCATTAATCCAGTAGTATGTGCGCCCTGTTGTGAATCCGTTATAGAATTCATAGGCATTCCAAATTACAAGAAGTACTGAGCAGACAGTAGAAATCATTAATGAGCCAAAACTTCTCATGATTTTCACCTCGATTCGAATTTTTAGAACTTATTTATAATTTTACATTTAAATAAATAGATTTACAAGGAGAGGAATAAAAGAAAGAACCCGCTGGAGTTCGGGTCCTTTCATAAGTGATGATGTATTCTCGGCTTGGGAACTGAGAAAAACACAAAAATATAATACATCGTGTTTTAGAGAATTTCAAGACTAAATTAGGGATTACCATGAGGAGGAGTTATAACGAGTTTCCTCCTATTAATATAGAAGGTGGTGGGTGATATGAAGTGAAACAAAAACACGAGTTAGCTCAAGAAAATTACATGCAAGGTATGAAGTATAAGGAACTTGCTGAGAAATACGAAGTCAGTATTAATACAATTAAGTCCTGGAGAAAAAGGCATGGTTGGAATCGAAAAGGGGTGCACCCAAAAGATGAAAAAGGATGCACCCAAACGAAGAAAACAGGTGCACCCATTGGGAATAAGAATGCAGTGGGTAATTCGGGTAACAGGAACCCTAAGTATGGGAACAAGAATGCAGTAGGTCATGGTCCGCCAAAAGGGAACCATAACGCTATGACGCATGGATTCTTTCGAAAACACTTTCCAGAAGATGTGGCTGACTTAGCTGCTGAGATCATGGAGAAGAATCCGATTGATATGTTATGGGAAAACATAACGATTCAGTATACGGCTATTATTAGAGCGCAAAGATTGATGTTTGTTAAATATCAAGAAGATACAACGAAAGAACTACGAAAGAATAAGGTTACTGAAAGTGGATTCGAAGAAGAATGGGAAATTCAATTCGCTTGGGATAAACATGCTACCTTCTTAAATGCACAATCGCGGGCAATGACTACATTATCGCAGCTGATAGAAAGATTCGATAGGTTAGCGAGTGTTGATGATAAGAGAAGATTAGAGTTAGATAAACTGAAAGCTGACATAGAGAAAACAAAAGCCGATACCGCTCGTATTAAAGGCGAAGATGGTGAAGAATACGAAGATGATGGTTTCAAAGAGGCGCTAGAAGGCAAGGTAGAGGAAGTGTGGGATGACCATGACGACGATTCCGAAGCGTAAAAAGAAACCTGCTCCATTCAAATTTAAACCATTCTCCAAGAAGCAACTGAAGGTATTGACCTGGTGGAAACCTAACAGTCCCGTTAAAAATTATGACGGGATTATTTGTGATGGTTCTATCCGTGCAGGTAAAACTGTATCAATGGTTCTTTCCTATGTTATGTGGGCAATGGAATCATTTGAAGGCGAGAACTTTGGTATGTGTGGTAAAACGATTGGATCACACCGTCGTAACGTTATAACGCCACTTAAAAAGATGCTGAAGTCACGCGGGTATAGGGTTAAAGATCATAGAAGTGAGAATATGCTTACCATTACTAAAGATAGCGTAACAAACTTCTTTTATATTTTTGGTGGTAAAGATGAAAGTTCCCAGGATTTGATCCAAGGAATCACTGCCGCTGGCATGTTTTTTGATGAAGTGGCACTTATGGTACAAAGTTTCGTTAACCAAGCAACAGGCCGTTTGTCTGTAACTGGTTCAAAAATGTGGTTCAACTGTAATCCGGCAGGCCCGTATCACTGGTTTAAAGAGAAGTGGTTGGATCAAAAGAAAGAAAAGAATCTACTGCACCTTAAATTCTCCATGGATGATAATTTGTCATTAGATGAGAAGACGAAAAGAAGATATCATCGCATGTATAGTGGCGTATTCTATCGTAGATATATCAAAGGTGAATGGGCAGCTGCTTCTGGACTTATATTCGATATGTTTGATGAAAATAAGCATAAAGTTCCTACGATTCAAAGGGAGTACGTTGAATACTTTGTCTCTTGTGACTATGGTACGCAGAACGCCATGGTATATGGATTGTGGGGTAAGTGCATCGAAAAAGGTGAAGAAGTATGGTACAAGGTGAAAGAGTACCGTTATAGCGGTAGAGAAACAGAAAAGCAGAAAACAGATCAGGAATACTACGAAGACTTTGAGGGATTTGTAGGGGATTTGCCAATCCGTGGTACAGTAGTTGACCCGTCCGCTGCTTCATTTATAGCTTTGCTAGTTAGGAACAAACAAAAAGTATATAAGGCCCGAAATAATGTTAAAGAGGGTATTGGTAATGTCGGTGTTGCGCTTAACACGGGCATTATTTATTTTAACGATTGCTGTAACGAAACATTTAAAGAATTCGCTTCTTATATATGGGATGAGAAATCAGTTGAACGTGGTGAAGATAAGCCACTGAAAGAGAATGATCACCATATGGACGAAACAAGATACTTTGTTAATACAATTATTTACGGACTGCGTAAAAAGAAGAAAAAGAAAAGAGGTGAAGCAGCTTAATGATGAATAAAAGGAAAGTTAGTGCCAAAGTAATTAAGGCGGCGGGAACAAGTGCTCAGGTACTATCCCGCCAGCAAGAGAGTGAAAATGAGAAGTATGCTGTAAATGAAATCATTGAACCACCTTATAGAATAGAAGACCTACAGCAGATTAGAGAAAATAGTACGATTCTTGGGCAATGTATTGATGCGTACAAGCGTAATATAGCTGGGTTTGGTCATGAAATGAAGTATAAGCAAGATGATAACAAAGAAACTCCTGAAATGAGGGCGGAGTGGACGTTAGTTGATACTGAAATTATTCCGTTATTTAGCTTCGAAAAGCCATTCAAGGAGATTCTTGAAACGGGCATTGATGATAAAGAGACGACTGGCAATGGTTATATTGAAGCGATTCGTAATTTAGAAGGAAAGCCTGCTGAATTAATAAATATGTTACCGCAGTACATGCGAGTGACTCGTAAAGATGATAACCCCCAAGAAGTTACATACTTAATTAACGGAAAAGAAGTCAAAAGAAAGAAAAGGTTCCGTCGCTATGTACAACGAGTAGGATCAGTAGATACTTATTTCAAAGAGTTTGGCGATCCGCGTTTCTTAAATAAAAAGACTGGTGAGTTTTCCGATGTTTCGTTAGGAGAGAAAAACGCTACCGAAGTCATTCATTTGAAGATTGGTAATGGACCATATGGCATTCCGCGTTGGGTATCGCATGTTGTACACATGGTAGGGGCTAGAAAGGCAGAAGAATTAAACCTTCGCTATTTCAAACAAGGTAGGCATATTCCAATGGCTATATTGCTGAAGAATGGCATTTTATCAGAAGAAAGTGAAGCGGCGATTACTGATTATGTTTCAAATGTTGAAGGCGAGGATAATCAACATAAATATCTCTTGTTGCAAGTGGAAAGTGCGGAGGAAGGTATTGTAGGTGACACCCCAACACCGGTGGATATTGAGCTTAAATCTTTAGCTGATATCTTGCAAAATGATGCTCTATTCCTTGAATACGATGAGAAATCACGCCAAAAGGTACAATCAGCATTCCGTTTGCCTGATGTATATGTCGGCTATATTAGAGACTTTAACAGAGCAACTGCTGAATCTGTGCGTGAGATTACAGAAGAGCAGGTGTTTGAACCTGAGCGTAACAGCTTAGAGTTCATCATTAATAACGTTCTTCTGCTTCCATATGGATTAAAACACATATATGTGAACCTACGTAAGTCAGAAATTAGTAACACGGAAGATATGGTTAAAACCATTGAGGTATTGGCTGATAAGGGCGGTTTAACATTCCGAGATATACGTAATATCGCTGGTAATATGCTAAACAAAGAGTTCTCTGATTATGATATTCCTGAAGCAAATCAACCAGTTGCTTTAGTTTTAGAAAGACATCGTAAAGTAAGTGGTTGGCAAAAAGGATTAGGAGAAACTCTACAGAAGTCAGCTGATAGCAATTCAAATGAGGAACTAGTCAATGTAATGAAAGATCTACGTGACTTACTGGAGTCGATGCAAAATGCAGAAGATTGATAAGCTATTAGTTTCTCTTAATGAATGGATTGCAAAGGCTGATACGGATGATTTCGTAGCTTCATTGCCTACTGATCTAGAAGTATTTGACATGTTACCAGGATACGTTGAGGAATTTGAAAAAGAAATTGCTAAACTGCTTCGGAAACAGAAGAAGTACTTTGTCGATGGGATTAAGAACCATACGAAAAAAGATGCTGTGGAGAAGGGTATCAAGATAAGGGACATTATCGACTTTGTCACTAGTAGCCTATTTGGAGCGGATACCTTTGCTAAAAGCCTGAGCAAAGCAGCAAGGAAGTTTCTTGATTATACAATGAAGGACATGACAACAGCTTTTATGGATGCGATTGACCCAGATATTCAATTTAATATCTTCTCAAAACGTACTACAAAGTGGATTGACAGTTGGGCGGATGAATTAGGAAAGATTATGAAGGTTAACTCCCACAAAGCAGTAGAGCGGATTTTAAACGAAGGATTAGAGAATGGGAAAGGTATTCGTGAAATAGCAAGAGAGCTTGCAAAGCTTCCGGAATTCGACCGTAAAAGAGCGAAGAGGACAGCGCAGACCGAAGTCCTTGCAGCATGTTCCGCTTCTCAATTTGAATCATATTGCCAATCCCCTGCGGTTACGGGTAAGAAGTGGCGCCATAGCGGTGCAAAGAATAACCAATCGCGTGACAATCATGTGGCGTATGACGGTACAACGGTTCCGGTAGAGGAAGAATTTGAACTGCCTGGATCTGGTGAGAGATGTATGTTTCCTCGAGATAGTTCTCTATCTGCTAAAGAAAGAGTTAACTGCAAATGTGTTATGTCTCCTTCAGTAGATAACAACATATTAGGGCTATCTGAAGAAGAGAAGCAGAAGATTAGGGAAGAAACTTTGAAGGAGTTGAGTAGGAAATGAAGATGTCTAAAACTATGCTGATTCATATTTGAAAGGAGGTGAATAGAACAGATGACAAAGCGGAAATTGAAGAATCTACAAGTCTCACACGTTTCTTATGTAAATGCAGGTGCAAATAAACGAGAATTCTTTTTGACTAAATCAGATAAAGAACCGAACTTTGAAAAAGAAGTGCGTATTATTAAATCAAATGATGAAGAAAAACGCTTAGTATATGGAATTGTTTATGAACCGGGTGTTCTCGATAGTCATAACGATTTCGCTGACGAAGTGACTATCGAGAAAGCTGCTCATGAGTTCATGCTCAAATATCGACAGATTGATAAGGACCATGATTTCCAAGCAGGAGTTGGTGAAGTAGTTGAATCATATATCGCTCCTGCTGATATGGAAGTGAACGGTGAGGTAATAACAAAAGGAACATGGGTGCTTGTTACTAAGGCAACTGAGGAATTGTGGGAATCTATCCAAAAGGGAGACTATAAAGGATATTCCCTTGCAGGAGTCGCAGAAACAGAAGTGGTTGAAGAAGAAGTAACTAAAACTGAAGAGAAGCAATTTAAGTCCTTCTTCCAATTGATGAAGGGCTTTTTTAGTGGAGAGAAAGTTGAAAAAGGCGAGGTTAGAGATAAATTTAACCAGAATAAACATCGCCGTGATGTTAACGCCTCTTTCTCTGCACTAGAAGATACTTTCTATCAATCGTTATGGAATGCTCCTACTGCTGATGCTATCGACTTAGATCGTATTGAAGCAGCCGCACTTGAATTTGTTGAGATTATCAATGAATTGAAGGACACAGAAGCAGTTGTAAAGGTATGGGAGGAAAAACCTGTTGTATCTCTTGCTGAAGAAGTAGAGAAAGCAGGTAAGAAAATCAGTGTTCCAAACATGGGAGATATCGACGCTGCTATTGAGTCATTAACAAATCTAAAAACACGCGTCACACCTTCAACGGAAGGCGCAGAGAGTGAGGGAAACAATATGGAGTTTAACCAAGAACAATTAGAAAAAACATTAACTTCAGCAGTAGAAAAGGCTGTTGGCCCAATCAAGGAAGAGTTAGCTACTGTTAAGAAACACCTTAATCTCGACGAGGAAAAAACAGAAGAAGATATTAAGGTGGAAAAAGCTGTTGAAGCCGCTACCGCTCCTTTACGTGAAGAGATTGAAGCATTAAAGAAATCTCAAGGTATTAGTAATCAGCAAGATACTGATGTTGTCGAGAAAGCAGAAGTAAAAAAGTCTGTATGGAATGGCTTACTGTAAGCCTGAAGGAGGAAAATATATATGACACTTAATAACAAAACAATTATTGAAAAAGCGGACGTTACTCTTGCCACATTAGCTAGTGGTGGTTTAATGAATCCTGAACAAGCTGATACATTCTTACATATGGTGCAAAATTCTCCTACTATTCTAAAGGACTCGCGTTTTGTTCAAATGGCCTCAGACACACTTAAAATTGAAAAAATCGGATTTGGTTCCCGTATTCTCCGCCCTGGTATTGAAGGTGTACCTTTAAAAGACTCTGATCGCTCTGCTCCATCAACTAGCACAATTACGTTAAATGCTAAAGAAGTAATTGCGGAAGTGCATATTACCTATGATACATTGGAAAACAATATTGAGGGCGGTAATCTTCAAAATACTATCATGCAGATGATAGCAGATCGTGCTGCATTAGATATCGAAGAGCTAATTTTGAATGGTGATATAGCGTCTACAGATTCATATTTAGCTTTATTAGATGGGCTTCGCAAACAAGCAACTTCGCATGTTGTAGATTGTGCTGCAGGTGCATTTACTAAAGATGTATTTAAGAAAGCCTATAAAGCTGTTCCTGCTAAGTACCTACGTAACCCTAAAGACTGGAAGTTTTACACATCGCATGGTTTAGAAATTGAATGGAAAGACCAAGTAGCGATGCGACAAACTAACTTAGGGGATGTTTCACTTCAAGGTGGTTTAGCTTCTGCTTATGGGGTTCCAGTAGAGGGAATTGCTATGTTACAACCATATAATGAGGGAGAAAATACTGTATCTGATATTTTATTAACGCCGCCTAAAAATATTGTGACAGGTATGAGCCGTAATATTCGAATTGAGGTAGATAAGGATATTCGCGCTCGTAAATTCATTATTGTTTTAACTGCGAAGGTTGATGTGAAGTTCGAAGAGGAAGATGCAGTTGCAAAAGTTATCAAAGTTAAGGAGTGATGACTTTTGAATTATTACGTTAAATTAATTGTTGGTAAAACATATGACGTCCATGAACGTCTTTTTTTATTGGACCAAGAAGAGAAGGTTACAAAGAAAACCTATGATTATCTAAATGGTAATGAACAATTTGAAGTTCGAAAAGACAGTAGTAAATCTAAAGGAGAGGAGTGATAAGTATGGCACTTATTACTGCTCAAGAATTAATAGATTATACTGTACTGCCTGAAGTCAAGAAACGTCCTGTTCCTCTATTGGAGCAGGACATACTTGAAGCAGATACAGAGATTTATAATCTCTCTAAAATAGATTTTAGTGATAAAACGAAATATCCTGAAGTTCCGGCAGAAGTGAAGTTAGCATGCAAGAAATTAGCTCAGTATTATGCTTATACAAACGCCGATACAACTGCGATGAAAGGTATTAAGTCTGAAAGTATTGGTAGCGGTGATTACTCCTATACAAAGGATAGTTCCAGTATCACAAAACCTTCTGTATTATACCTTTTGCAAAAATTTATGGATCATAAAGGTAAAAATAAAATCACATTCAAAATGAGGGCTATATAATGTCACTGCAAGGGATGATGGTCCATGAATGTGATATTTACCATTTACAGAAGGAAACAAAGCCCGGGAAGTATGGGCAACCAGGAGAAGAGGTTTATTTATACCATGGTACTCCTGATATAGCAGAACAAAGCTGCTACTTTGCAGAGAATATGGCAGTTGCTAGACCTACTGCAATACAATCTGCGCCGAACCAGTTAAATGAACAGCATACACGAGTGTTATTTATGCCTGGTACAGATATAAAACATAATGACAAGGTAATCAAGAAGAATACTAGTGTCGTTTACTATATACGCAATCCATTTCCAGTAGTACATCCACTTACTGGTGAGGTTTCACATATAAAGGCCACTGCGGAGAGGAAGAGTGAGCCATGGCTAGCCAAATAACAACTAGGGGATTTCGTGAGTTCAGTGCAAAGTTGAATCGTATGGCAAGCGGATTAGATCGGAACGTTGCTTTATGGCTTGAAGCTAGCGGATTTCAATTTCTAGAAGAGGTTCAAAATCAAATCATTTCATTAGCAGTAGTCGATACTCGCCGTCTATTAAATAGCTTTGATAAAGGTGCAGACGGAAATGTATGGCGTTCCTCCGATGGTGGATTAACATTAGAGATTGGCAGTAATTTGAGCTACGCAAGGCTCCAAAATGATGGGTGGCAGCAGGTGAGAAGGTTCGTTCCTGGTAGATGGGAAGGACATAATTTTGAATATGACCCACATGCACCAACAGGAATGATGCTAACTGCTAAATTCATAGAAGGCCGTCCCTACTGGGATAATGCAGTTGCTATTTATGAACGCATGTTTCAACGTTCATTTGACCACCAATTTAAGCAATGGGTACAGAATGGAGCGAGATAATTATGTATGAGCAAATACATGGCTCCATGAAAGCTTTTGTATACGACAGTTTACCTGCCAATACATTCGCTTATCATGATCAAGTTCCAGAAGAACTAGTTATTCCATCGGTATATTATCCGATTTTATCTATAAATGATGATAAAACTTCAAAAGATCATTACACCTTACTATACACAATGGTAGTAAGGTTTTTTAATGCAGCGACAGATAAGGCAATGCTAGAAGCAGAAAAGGTTGCTAATAAAATCAGAAGTAACGGTTACACAGTACATCTGCGAAATGAAGATGGTAGTGAATCGATTGAAACGATATATTTTCGGAGAGTAACAACTGCTCCAAGTGGAGTCGGCTCTGCGCAACTAACAATGATTTTTGAATATCAACAAGCCTATGTAAATGAAGGAGTGTGAAATATATGGCTGAAACACCTGGAACAGTTAAGAACAAAATGTACCGTGGTGATGAGTTTATTATCGCTGCCAAAATAAAGGATCAGACTAATCAATCTGTATTAGTAAGGCCATTTGACCAAACTGAAGACTCTCATAATATTGAAGCTGATGAAATTGAAGCAGAGTCTAAAGATAGATCATATTCCGATTATGGAAAAAGAAAAGAAACTCGTTCGTTCTCTTGTACGTTAGCGGAAGGCGACCCGTATTATCCTGCTGTTAAGGCTGCCATTAGAAATGGTGAATATATGGAGATTTATGAAATTAATATGAGAACGAAAGAAGCAGAAGCTGGTAACTATATGATTACTTCTTTTGAACGTTCTTCATCTAACGGTGAATTTGTTTCTTATTCAGTGGAAGTAAAATTATCCGGATCTGTAAGAACAGAAACACTCACAGAAATTCCTAAAGGTGCAGGTCAGTAAAGGGCGGTTTTTACCGTCCTCTTTAAATTTGAAAACAACATCCAATTAAAAGGAGATTGATATAAATGCGTTTTGAAATCGATAAAAAGGAATACGAATTAAAACTTACTTTTGGGAACATCTATGAATTAAATAAAAAATATGAGGGCGGTTCAAATGAAGTTGTAATGGCTTGTATGCAAGGAGATTTAGAGTTGTTTGTCGATGCTATCTACTTTGGATTAATGCATACAAAAGAAGGATTTACACGCGATAAAGTCATGGAGAACATCGAAAAACAATTTGAAGAGGGGAAAATCTCTCAAGAATTCATTGAAGCACTTTTAAATGAGGTGGTAGCAGAAAGTACTTTCTACCAAAAGACAACAAAAAAGTTGAGACAACAAATGAAGAAGCAGTATCTAGCCAAGAATCCAGAAGCAGCGGAGAACCCAGAGATGATGGAAATGGTAGAGGAAATGTTCGGGAAGGTCGAAGAATAAGAGAATTTACTCGCGAGGACCTAGACAAAGTTCAACAAGATGGGTTTAGATATTTAAAATTATTGCCTAGCGAGGTTATGGAGCTTACCCCTCGTGAATTCGAAAATATGATGATAGGTCGGAATGAGCAACATCTTGATGAGTTGCAAACAAATAGTGTGTTTGCACTTATGATGCGTGTAGCCTATCATCATGACCCTAAAAAGAAATTAAAACCATCTGATTTATTCGACCGAAATAAGTTGAATGGAGAAAACAATCAAGATTTAACGATAGAAGAAAAAATGAAGAAAGCGCAAGAGCATATGCAGTTCTTACAAACTCTCAACTTCAATTAGAAAGGAGGGAGATATTTGGCCACACAAGAAGAATTAGTTGTTCAGTTTAGGGCTGAAACTGATCAAATGCGTCGCGAGATTCAACAGATGCGTCGTGAAATGAACGATTTCGTTACATCAACCAGTCGAAGCTCTAGACAATATAGACGTAGCATTGAAAATATGGGGAATGCTAACAGTGAATATAGTCGTCGATTAAGGCAAATGAAATATGAACAAAGAGAAGCTATGAAGCCTCATATTGAAGAACTAAAACGAACTAAACTCGCTTATTTAGATGCTGCTATGAGTATGGCAACTTACTCTGGTAGCGCCCAGGATTTAATTGCTCAAGTTAACAGAATTGGTAAGGCAGAAAAAGCAGCGAATGATGAAATTATGAAACTAGACAGAATGAAACAAGCTAGCATTTTGCAAACCATCGGTATGTTGAACAATATGTCTACCACATCAAGTAAACTACAAGGTAACTTACAACGTATGGGTAATCCATTATACAACGTTTCTAGAGGGGCTTTAGCAGCAACAAATGCAATGGAACGATTGGCGAATAGAAGTAGTGCTGCTCAGTTAGCTTTAGAATTTCTTGGACCTACTGCGAATATGAAGCAGTTAAATGATCAAATTCGTATTATTAACCAATCTGTTATGGGAATGGGACAAGCATTTTTAGTCGTTGGTGCTGGAGCGGTTATGTTTTATGGCAAATTGCATAAAGCTAATATGGAAATGAATCCTAAATACGCAAAGGCATATAAAGACATGATGGAGTCGCTTACTGAAGCGTTACAGCCAATGAGGGATGCTTTTGCCGCTTTAATGATACCTATTTATAATTTTGTTAATACAATGGCGAAAATGGTCATCGCATTTAATGAAGCGCATCCTACTTTAGCGAAATTCATCCAAGGGACAATGATGCTAGTTCCAGCCTTAACACTCCTATTGCTGCCATTAGGTGCAGGAATGGGATTATTAAAAGGGTATAGAGCAGCGTTTGCTGCTTTATGGATGATTATTAAACCGGCAGTAATGGTGTTAGCCATGGCGAGTCCTGTAGCATGGGCGCTAGCAGCTGCGATAACAGGTTTAGCTTTAGGGTTTACTTATGCTTATAAAAATATAGAACCATTTAGGAACGCAGTAAATAACGTGATAACCGTTTTTAAAGCGTTTTGGCAAGTTTTACAAGGAAATAGTGATGGTGCAGCTAGTATGCTCACTTCACTAGGAATGTCACCAGAGAATACTAGAGCAATCATATCATTTGGTGAAACAGTTCGAGGGGTAATTGAAACAATTAAACAAGTTTTTTCAGGCTTTGCAGTATTCATGCAAGGCATTTTTGCGTTGTTCGCAGGTGATGAAGAAAACGGAACAGCATTATTAAAGTCGCTAGGGATGAATCAGGCAACAATTACAACGGTTGTTAATACTGTATCGTCTATCAAACAAGCAATAAGTGAATTTTTAAGCGAAATCTGGTCCTTCATGACTGCAATCGGAACCCAAATAGCCCAGTTTTGGCTAGAAAACGGCAGTCAGATAAAACAAGCCTTTTCCGATTGTTGGTCCGTAGCGAGTGAAATAATAAAATCGGTAATGCCGATTATAGTCGCAGTTTTCCAATTTGCGTGGCCGATTATTAAAGAGATTGTGATTGGAACGCTAGAAGCGATACGTGATTTTATACAAGGAATTCTAAAAGTTATACTTGGAATCGTGAAAGTTTTTTCTTCTCTTTTTACTGGCGATTGGGCTGGAGTTTGGGAAGGAGTAAAAGAAATTTGGTTCGGCTCACTTCAAGCGATTTGGGGGTATCTGCAATTATGGGGTGCTGGAAAAGTTCTGAAGTGGCTCGGTAAATTTGCTGACGATTTAATAAAACCATTCGTGAAATGTTGGGGAGATATAAAAAAAGTATGGAATGATGCCCTTGCAGATTTATATGTATTCTTCGGTTCAAAATTAGAAACTATAACCCGTCTAGCGCAAAGTTGGGGCGGTATGTTCAAAAATTTCTTTGTTGGAATTTGGGACGTTATTATAGGTGGAATACAAAATAAGATGAACAGCGTAGTTTCAGCTATCGGTTGGGTACTAGGGCAAGCGGTAAATACAGTCCAGCGTTTTGTAGGCTACTTTTTCACAATTGGTCAGCAAATAATATCCGGAATGATTAATGGTATTTATAGTTATGCCAATAAACTGATAGATCAGGTATTTAATATTGGTCGTTCTATAAAAGATACTATTACTGGATTTTTCCGTATCCACTCTCCTTCACGTGTGATGAGGGACATAGGGGTGTACGTAGGTCAAGGTTTAGATCAGGGAATGGATAGTATGATAAACCCTCTAGTACGTACTGCGTTAGATATGGCATCTGCTGTTAAAGATGGATTTTCAAGTTTGACAGATTCAATTCAGATGGGTGATATTCTTCCTGGTAATGTAGTAGCTCCTGTGATTCCTTCAATTTCAGGAAGTTACAATGCCCCGTCGTATGTAACTGGTGTTAATTCATCGTCAGATTTCGGGCAACAAGCAATGATTAACTCCCAATCAGCTAATGTCGCAAGTCAAAATGATACTAGATTAGTGGCATCTGCAGTTAAAAATCTAGGTGACAAATTAGATAATCTACAAGTTGTTATGGAAGGTGAAACAGTAGGGCGTATTGTACGACCTCATGTAAATGAAGGGAATGCAGTCGAAAACACAGTAAGGAGGTACTTCTAAATGGACGTGCAAATCACAAGAATAAATGGACAAACTATGAAGCTATCTGACATAAACGTTCAGGTGCAGGACTTCCGTGTGGGATCGATTGAAATGCGTCCTACTTATACAGAAGTAGAAGGGGCGAACGGAAGAATTAGCACAGGGTCTACTTACGGGGTACGGACTATAACCGTACCTTTTTATTTTAATGCGCAGGACTTATTGGATGTGGCAATAACGAGAGATAAACTATTTGAAATGATACTGAGTACAGAAGATTTTTATATTCGGGAACTAAGACGATTAGAGTATCAAAATGGAGATAATCAATTCGTTAGTGGAAAGCATTATAAAGTAAAACTTTCGTCTACATTTGATATAGATCAGCAACTCAAATATGGATTTGGTGAATTGGAATTTGAAACAGCAGACTTGCCATTTGCAGAATCGATTGGAAAATCATTAGATATTCAACGTGATGGAGTTAATCCAGGGAGTGGATTATGGGGAGCAGGTATGGGGATTATCAGTGATCCTGCGTCAAGGATATATAAACACAAAGCCGTAGCAGGTCAACGATTTCAAATTTTTAATCCTGGTAATATTCCAGTTCATCCTTTTGAACAAGAATTAAAAATAACGATTAGTGATGTGGCTGGTAGTACAGCAGGATTTATGCTTAAGAATCATACAAATCTGAGTACAGCAACAATAACGTCAGCTTTATATATTACAGACACTATTATTTATTCAGGTCCGAATATAGGGAGAAACGGGTTATCCTTTTTAAGGAATACAAAGAAGGATTTCATTGAACTTGTACCAGGGTGGAATACCTTAGAAGTGTTTAATTGCACCTCAGCAACAATAGAATTTGATTTTAGATTTTACTACAAGTGAGGTGATTTAATATGTACGTACGTGATTTAGAAAATATAGAGTATATCACACAAACAACTTATTTAATTGAAGAAGAATTAAATGGGAATAGTGTGTTTTCTGCAAAGATACCACCTAATAAAGTGAACTTAATATTTCTTAATAGACTCTCAGAAATGTGGACTTTAGTTGATGATAATGAAACGGAATACAAAGTTGTTTACCTGAAGAAGCAGGGTGAAGGGCAAACGTTAACTGCTGAGATTAAAGCGGTACCGAAATTTTATGATGAATTCGACAGTGGCCGTGTGTATGAAGAATATAATCAATCTTTTACTGCGAATGCTTGTTTTGCAACTATTTTTAGTGGAAGTGGCTATGTTTATCAATTGAATGGAAGTTACAACTCATTACAATGGGAAGGATTTGGTGGTGGGTCTACCCGACTTGAAATGTTTAAAGATGCATTGAATCGTTATGGGGCAGAATTTAAGGTGCTCGGAAAGGTTGTAACAATTGAACCTCAAATAGGATTTGACTTAAACGTCATGTACCGCCATAGATTGAATGCTTCTAATATAGTTCAAGAAGTTGATGCATCAGGGTTTTGGACATACGCTAAAGGTTATGGTGATTTTACAGAAGAAGATGGATGGCAAGGTGCTAAATTGATTCGTGAGTATATATCACCACTTGCAAGTATCCCTGGAATCGGAGTGCGTCACGCTCCACCTTTAAAAGACGGTCGTATAAAATTAAATGCAACAATGGAAAGCAGTTTAAAAAAGATTGTGAATGAAAGTTTAAAAATTAGTGTAACTGCTGATATACACGATTTAACGAAACAGAAATACCCGATTGCTCAGAGTGGACTTGGTGATCGGGTATTTCTTATTGATGAAAGAATTGGGTTGGATGCAGAAGTACGTGTTGTAAATCGGAGTGTATTACGTGATTGGCGTGGTAATATACTGGATATTCAATTAACCTTTGGGAATCAAGACATTACCAAAAGGTATCAGTCTAATTTAGATCATGCCGCTAAAACAATTAATGATTTGATAGAGGGGCGAGAAAAGCTTCCAATCAATGCGATGGCAGAAGAGGTTGCAAATATCACGAGTATGATTTTAGGCGTAACAAGTGAATTGGATATCACGCCACAAGGGTTAATTGCGAAGGATAAGAACAATCCCAATTATGTTGTAGTTTTGAATAGTGCTGGATTAGGTGTAAGCACTGATGGAGGAATGACCTTTAGGAACGCGATTACAGGCAGAGGTATTGTTGCAGAACGGATTTTAGCAGGAGAAATTAAAGGTTCTACACTGCGTACTGATAGTGGATCTAACTACGTTCACATCGAAAAACAATTTATACGCTTAATGGAATCAAATTTAACACGAATGTATTTTGGTTATTACTGGAATAAAAATGGAAGAATGCAACCTACAATTTTACTTCATGAGAATATTGATACTAGTAGATTTTCTAATGGAACATTAACAATCTCACAACAAAATCTTGGAAGTTATTATACGGGAAGTATAGGAATAGCAAAAGGGGAAACAGCTCCCGGCGATACGTATTATCCAAGTACGCTTTACCTCAATTCAAATGGAAATACTCATCTATTTGGAGACAATAAGACAACAGTTACCGGTGAAATGGGAATAGATTTTCGTTCATTCCGACAGGTAAGTACTTTTGCAAGTCTTATCCGTTTAGAGGCTTCTGGTAGCGCGGATATTTTATCCGGAAATCGTTTATTTATAAGGGGAACAAACGGAATAACATTCAATACTAGTAGCTTCGTGGAATTTAATTCTCAAGTAAGTACACAAGGAGTAAATATTGCTGGTAATGGTCCGGACGCTTTAGGGACTATCAAATATATGAACGGAAATAAAGGATGGGGTGCTTATCTTCACATAGGTTCACAAGGATGGGCATTTATTAACATTTCATTATAGGAGATATTTATGACATATCAATACTTAGGAGTAACAGTAACGATTTCTGAAGACGGTACAGTAAAAGTACCGTTAGATAAATTAGACGATATTGGCGTTAAACCTGGTGATGTAGTTGAGATTTTCTCAGATCATGACCAGGTTTATTTGCGTAAAACAGGTACATTTTGTGAGATGTGCAAAAAGAATGCTCATTTGCATAAGTTAGGCACATTAAATGTGTGTTCTGATTGTTTAACTAACTTACAGCAACAAGCAACGAAAGTATTACAACAATAAAAGAGGTGATTCGATTTGGCAGAAATACTTAAAATAAGAGAAATAACAATTGATACTATGCAACACAAGGAATTCAATATAAAAGAAGAGGAACTGAAGCTCATCCGGTTTTATCAGAATGATTTAAACTCTGCCAAACTATTAATCAATGTTACTCATGATAAAGTAGTAACAGATTTTTCATCAGCGACCAGCGTACAAATTGCATTTTTAAAGCCTGATTGCAAGCGAGTGTTTCAAGATGTACAGAATGTGAACCAAATGCAGGGTAAGTACTATGTTGTTTTAAGTACACAAACTCTGATTGCCTATGGTAATGTCATTGCACAATTGAGATTTACTTTTCCGAATAACAAAGTAATTGAAACTTGTAAATTCGCATTTACAGTAGATGAATCAATAATGTCTGATGAGGCGATGAAATCTACAAATGAATTTCCAGTAATTCAAAAAGCGATTGAAGCAGGTAAGAAGCTTGAAGGTGTAGATATTGACGGGATTATTGCAGCTGGCGCAAAAGCGGATGGAGCATTACCAAAAACAGGCGGTACTATGACAGGTAATCTCATATTTGATAAAACACCTGCAAGTGGAACTAGTTGGAGAAACCTTTCTTGGAGTTTAGACGGTACTGAGGCGTTTAGATGGGGACTCAATGGAGCAAACAACTTCATGTTATGGGATGCTAAGAACAATGTAATCCCTATTGAGTATAGACCTGCTACTCAGGAATTACGACTTGGAGGAACAGGGACAACCACCATTGTACGGGACTCTAACGTTGTCAAAAAAACTGAAATATATAGCTCACTAGTGAAAGCTGATGGGGGATGTATCTCAATAAGTAATACCGACCTAGATAACTTAAAAGCTCCAGGGTTTTACTCAGGTTACACTCTAGGTAATGCCCCAACAGGAATAACAGGTACGTTATATGTGGATGTTACTATGCATACGCCAACTTACATTAAGCAAGAAGCTACTACAGCAACAGCACCAACTATACAGAAATATACTAGGGAGCTTATAAATAACGTTTGGACACCTTGGCAGAAGTTAGTTAGAGAGGAAGATGTATATAAGAAAATAGAGATATACTCTAATTGGGTTGCTCCTGATGGTAGATCAAAATCTATAAACGATACAGACTTGAACACTGTAATTGACTCAGGGATTTATACAGGACAGAGACTGACAAACGCTCCTGAAAATATTACAAATTTCTTTTTCTATGTGGAGGTGCTACCTTATACAAATAATTCTTATAGATTGCAACGAGCTACACTCTTAAATCATGTTAGTCAACGTGTATGGTTTCGAACGCTTATCGCCGGAAACTGGCAACCGTGGACTGAAATGACGTATAACAGTAAGGACGGAACTACAAACTTGATAATCACTAGCGATTTCACTCCTACTAGTGGCACAGTTCAGAATATCGTTAGAAGAGGAAATACTGTCACTTTAATGTTGGACGTAACTCGAAATGCAGACTCAACAAGTCCTATAGTAACAACACTACCTGAAGGAGTACGTCCGATAGGTTCCCTCACTACAGATATAGCATCACCAGACGGGACTATGTCGAGATTATTAATTAGATTTAATGGAGAAGTCCATTTGGACACTAAAGGCAAACGCTACAGAATACTTCAGACTTTTGTGACCCCGTAAAGGAGATGAGACAGTATGGCTAAACTATATGGGTATTGCTACAATGATCAGGGGAAATTCACTGAAATGATTCCTTTGGAAGAAAAACCGATTTACGGGAAACAGACCTTCTATCGAGAAGAAACAAAGGAAATTTTCGTGAACGATAAACTTTGCGAACTTCATCAATCTATTGAGAACGGCACTTACGTACCAGATCAAGAAGATGAAGAAGAACCAGTCGATAAATATGATTGTTCTAATTGTGTAATGGAACATGTAGAGTATGAAACTATTAAAGTGCCATACGAGGAAGATGTTGTTATAGGTTATGAGCCTGACATTCCTAAAAATTGTACTTTAGAGGTTTGTCCTGATGGGATTTACTACCCGTTATTTAAAGATGGTAAATGGGTTAAAACAGCTGAACCGAAACCAGAGGAACCAAAACCGGAAGAACCTTCTGAACTAGAAAAAATCAAGCAGCAATTAGCTGATATTCAGAAAGAACTCGAGGATATCAAAAATCAGAAACCACCAACTATTGATGAAACAGAAGTGCCAATAGCCTTTGCAGCACCTATACAAGAAACACCAGATTACGAACACGAAATTAATAAAATAAAGCAAGTCATTCCAGATTTAGGAGAACAAATTGTTGATTTAAATAGTAGAATAGCTGATTTAGAGAACAAAGAGCAGGTGTAATTAACTGGTCTTTTTATTTTGAATAAAGGAGTGAAAAGATGGATCGTATTGATGTATTAATGAAAACATTTATAGCTACCTTCGGAGCTTTTTGCGGGTACTTTTTGGGAGGATGGGATACAACATTGAAAGTTCTAGTTATCATGGCAGCTATCGACTATATCACAGGAGTATTCGCAGCAGGATATAACGGAGAGTTAAAAAGTAAAGTAGGATTCAAAGGCATCACCAAAAAGGTGGTGCTTTTTCTTTTGGTTGGAGTTGCAGCACAGTTAGATTCAGCGTTCGGAAGCAATAGCGCTATTCGTGAAGCTACAATCTTTTTCTTTATTGGTAATGAATTGTTATCTCTTTTAGAAAATGCAGGGCGTATGGGAATCCCTTTACCTTCAGCATTAACGAATGCAGTTGAAATTCTAGGCGGTAAACAAAAACAAGTAGAGAAAAAAGGAGAGGTTGAATAATGAGAGTATCAAGCCATGGAGGACACAATGCTATTGTACCAGGAGCTAACTGGGGTGACCGTAAAGAACATCTAATGGATCGTGAGTGTAATAAGGATTTCATTAACAAGTTGCGCGCCCTAGGTCATTCTGTAGAGGATGATACTGATGATGTGGGTCGCACAGCTAATGTTATCGTAGGTAACCAAGTTAGGAATATCAATGATAGACCTAATGATGTAGGATTCGCTTGGCATCTTAATGCATCTAACGGAGAAGGTCACGGAGTAGAAGTGCTTTGCTACTCTGCAAAAGAAGCACCTATGGCAGCTCGTATTTCAGCAGAAATCGCTAAGCGTACTGGATGGAAAGACCGTGGAGCTAAAATCCGTCCAGACATCGGAGTAATTCGTTCAAGTAACTGCCCATTCTTCCTTGTAGAAGCTGGATTCATAGATAATGATACAGATATGGCCAAGTGGAACGTGGACGCAATTACTTCAGCGGTAATCTTTGCTTACTTTGGACAAGAATGTGGAGGAACAAGCTCAAGTGTTGCACCTACTCAGCCAAATAAACAGAATATCATCCAAACAGGAGCGTTCTCACCTTATGAGGTGCCAGACGTAGCAGGAGCACTTTCTTCCTTGAAGATGACAGGTACGTTTCTTCTTCAAGAAGATGGATTAACTTTCGTAGTAGCAGATCCAACGTCAGATACCCAATTAAAAGCAATGAAAGAATACCTTGACCGTAAAGGTTGGTGGTATGAAGTTAAGTAAAATATATACTATGTAGCAGTTAATGAGACCTATGTAAACGTCTATTAATTTAGTAACAGCATGACAAAGAAACCGATTCCTACAAAAGAATCGGTTTCTTATAATTATTATGTTAATGTTTAATGCGGATATCTATTAAACAATAAACTCGAAATATTCCGGGAAATCAATGTTATTCATATTTTCTATACCGCCATTTTCTTCTATGTGAGCATATATTTTGTGAATGCATTTATATAACAAGGAAATATGTTTCTCAGGCATATCATCTAGTAAAATAAATGCTTCCACACGGTTAGTTGCATTCTTTGCAACTTTAAAATTCCATCTACTATAAAGCTCTGGATTTAACATACAAGATTCAGTATCTGGACCAAAACTGTAAATCACATTTTCTTTATCCTCATTTTCTTTTTGAATTGCTATTAGTGGATATCTCCCCATTGTTCTCAACACTCCTTAATCAAAAACTTTATCAAGAGGAACTTTTAAATGCTCATCAAAAGGTATCATTGGCTCAGTTTCAGGTGGATCCCATGGTCGTCCTGAATCAACTGTCTTACGATGTGCTGTTACATAATCGGTTTTAAAAATTCCTTCAAATCGAGATTCAAAGTATTCATGTTTAAGTAATTTTATATCATTTTCATGATGAATTCCTTTTTCTAAACGCTGCCAAGCTCTTGCAATACCATAATCAGGGTCGAATCTATCTATTCCTCGACTAAGCGTATGTTCTTTCATAAAAACATGTTCTTTAATACGATTGATTCTTTCTTCTTTCCAACCAGTGTTTTTAGTGATTGCTGCAACATCATTACTTGAAGCCCTAATTTCATCATACATTTTTTCTACATGATGAACACCATCATCATATTGAGTTAGATAATCTCTTCCTCCGGATTGAAGTAATTTTGCATCTTCAGCCATTTTTACTTCTTTAGATACATCGTGTGCTTTATCAGCCATTTTAGCTACTTTGGCTGCTTTTCCAATTTTCCCTACAGGTGTTAAGCCAAGAATAAATGTTCCTGCAGCAATAAAACGTTGTGTAGTAGAAAGTTCTTCTCCGGTAGATGGATCAATACCATCTACCGCTCTTTCTATATCATACACACCTGATAATTCACCAACTGTATCTTTTGCAAACTTTACTCCGTCAAACTTATCTTTTTCCTCTGTTGATAGTTTACCACACATTGCCCCTTCTTCCATTGTAACATCTTGATCATCCGCATTACGGAATTTTTCGGCAATTCGTTTCAAATCTTCTTCCACTTGTATAATTGAATTGAT